TGCAGTTGCTGCTGGTACAGTAAAAACAACGGTTACAAGCGGTAACTCAATTGTAGTAACTGGGTTGAAAGCTTCTGAAACTGGTGTATTTAATCCTGGTGATAAAATAACAATTGCTGGTGTTTACAAAGTAAATCCAATTAGTTTAAATACTCTGCCAGATTTAATGCAATTTGTTATTACTGATGCTGCAGCTGTTGACTCAGACTCAAGCGGGGAATGCACAATAACTGTATCTCCTACCATTATAAGCTCGTCAACATCTCCTTATAGGAATATTTCTAATACTTCAGGTATTCCGGCTACATCTGCTATATCTCTAGCTACTGCTAATACTGGTGCTGGTTCTACAACTAAAGCCGCATATGATATTAACATCGCCTATGTTCCTGAAGCTATACTTTTCGGGGCTCCTCCTTTAGTTAATCCAAGCGACGCTACCATTCTTTCTCAGATCACTGACAAAGAAACCGGGATAAGCATTCGTTTGCTAGAATATTATGAAGGCGCAGCCGACCGTTCAGTAATTAGAGCTGACATCCAATTCTTCATCAAAATACTTGGTGATAGACTGGTAGCCCTCTTAGGCTAAAAATCTAATGGCACGCACTTAAGTGCGTGCCATACTTTCGGAGTATTGCAATGCCTGAAATAAGTCGTACGACAAATGAGATCATACAAGAAGCATTTAGGCTTATTGGCATATATAGTAGTGATCGAAATTTATCTGGCGGAGATTTAGATCTAGGCTTACGAGAATTAAACATCATTTTAGATTCTTATAATGGGGCATCAGTAAAAATCCCTTACAATAAAACCTTAGATTTTTACTTGACTCCCTCTCAACAAAGTTACGTCATTTCGAATAAGTCTGGCACAGATGTGTCAAGCAATCCTATAATGCTTATGAATAATATAGTTCTTATAGATTCAGACATTCAATATCCTATCCGGATTGCATCAGACGATATTTATTATAATAACCCGCAAAACTTAACAAGCAATGGGAAACCAGAGCAAGTATTTTTACAAAATGATGTAGACCAGACGACAATAACATTTGATAAGATACCCGACAAAGCGTATCAGTGCGTAATTAAAGGAAAATTCACATTTAACCACGCGTCTTTAAATCAAGTTATAGACGAAGTCCCAGCGTTTTATCATTCTTTTTTAGAATATAAGTTAGCTCAAAAATTACATAATAAATACAGTGGTAGTACATGGTCACAGAGCAAAGAAAGTGAACTTCAAGAGTTAGAGCGTAGAGTTGACTCGAAGACGGATTGTGATCTCAAAATAAGACGATTTGGTATGTTTGTTGATACTTACCGCGAAAGAGTGAGGCCATAATGCCATTACAACCATTTGACATTGTTAGTGATTATAAAGAAGCTGCGATATCAAAATTTGATCCGCAACAGCTGGTTAATATGTATGTAGACGTTGACCCGACAGGAAAAGGGGGAAAAGCTCTATTTATGACGCCAGGATTAAAGCTCATTAAATCGCATGCAACTGCTGGAGAAGGCAGGGCACAATATGTTTTTAGAGACAAACTATATCAAGTTATAAAAAACAAGATCTATCAAGTAGATTCATCGTTAAACAGAGTAACTATTGGTGAGATAAATACTGAAATTGGTTATGTGGGAATTGCTGATAATGGACGGCATATTATATTTGTTGACGGAGCTCAAGGCTGGTTGTGGGATAACGTTTTAAGTACTTTTAGCCAGATAACCTCATCATTTTTTCCGTCAGCTCCGCAAGATGTAGAAATATTGGGTAGTCGTTTTGTCGTAACTGCTACTAGCGAACTTTTCTATTATTCGGCTTCAAATGATGGGACAAATTGGGGTACGCTTGGGTTCCCTTTACAGTATTATTCTGTAGGGTCAGAAAGTGGTAACACAGTAGGTCTTGGGCATGTTGCCGGTAGAATGTTTGTATTTGCCGAAAAAACAACTGGTGTCTGGTATACACCTCAAGAAGCTTCAACTTCTCCTTATCTACGAGCCTCTGTCATGGATTATGGATGCGCAGCTAGAGGGTCAATTGCGAATGATTTTGGCATATTAATGTGGCTAACGAAAACTCCCCAAGGAGTTGGATCGGTGGTAATTACTACAGGAACTCAACCTGAAAGTGTGAGTACTGAACCAATCGAAAAAGAATTTCATTCATATAGTGACGTATCTGATGCGCGAGCTTTTCTTTATAAAAACGACGCTGGTCACATTTTCTATCAAATAAATATTCCAAGCGCTAACAAAAGCTGGATGTATGATCTTTTACAAAGAACTTGGTGCGGGTTAGAGTACAAAGCTTCAGCGCGCAGTAGAAGTCAGAATATTTCTTTTTTTAACAACACCCATTACACGCTAGATTATGAAAATGGGAAGATGTATGAGTTGTCGGAAAATTATTTAGATGATGACGGAATTAATATAAGAAGAGCCAGGGTCACCCCGACCTTATTTGACCCTAAATATAATGAAATGTCTTTAAATCGTATTATTGTAGACATGATGCAAGGAACCGGAGAGTCTTCAGGAGAAGACGACGACCCAGTCCTATTTTTACGTGTTTCTCGTGACGGTGGGGTGTCGTATGGCAATCAAATACAAGCCAAGATAGGAAAAATTGGACAAAGGATGTGGCGTACTGAATTTTATAGCCTTGGTGTTTCTAGATCATTTATATTTGAACTAGAGCATTACAATAAAGTTCCTGTTTGCATATTAGGGATGTCTGTTGACGTCACTCCTATTGGAGATAATCAATAATGATATCACCTCATCCATTAGAAAATATGCAGGACAAGGAAGGCAAAGAAGGTTTAAGTGCTAACTGGGATGATTGGTTAATTAAATTGAAGGATAGAATTAATTTTGGGGAAAGCCCGACAGAGACGTTATTTATAACGGCTGTAGCTGGAATAACAAAACTTGCAGGACTAATAAGGATTGAAAGTGCAACAGCAGGCACGGTTGATATAACGGCCAATCCTCAAATCGTAGCTGGGCATGACGGCCAGTTTATTACGATTGAAGGACAAAGTGATCCGAAAAGTGTAAAGCTAGACAACGGTTACGGCTTACAGCTAGCAGGCGGGGCAAGTTTTACAATAGGGTTGGGTGACGTAATACATTTTCACTTCAACCTAAATAGAGGTCTTTGGATAGAAGACGGTAGATCGAATAATTAGAGGGTAATATTATGGCTTATGGTGCTTATAATCCTGGACAACAGCAGGGTCAATACGGAGGTGGCTCAGGTGGGTTTGATGGGAGTAGTCTTTTGAGAATGCTATTGGGCGGTGCTGGCGGTGCTGGCGGTGCTGGCGGTGCTGGAGGAAGTCCTTTTGCTGGAGGAAGTCCTTTTGCTGGAGGAAATCCTTTTGCTGGAGGAAATCCTTTTGGAAATAGCATTTTGGGGCAAATGTTCGGTGGAGGCGGAGCTAATGACGTAGTACCCGGCATTAATAAAGCTACACAAGATGCGCAAGCAGGTCTAGCTCCTTGGATGAAAGGCGGAGCTCAAGCTATGCAAGATGAGCTTGGAATGTTAGGCGAAGGAAGAGACGCAGCCGGATTTATAGATAAAATAGCCGGCCAGTTTAAGCAATCACCAGCTCAGAAATTCGCTGAGCAACAAGCCATGGAAGCGCAACAAAATCAGGCTCAGGGTCAAGGCTTAGCTGGAAGTGGCGGACAATCTGCACAGCAAGCAGCTTTAGCTTCGAATATATCCGGACAGCAATTGAACCAATATATCCAAAATGTCTTAGGCGGAAGAGCTCAAACATTAGGCGGGTATGGTCAACTTGGTGGATATGGTTTGCAAGGTGCAATGGGCTCTGGCCAATTCGGCATGAGAGGTGGTGAAGATATAGCTTCTTGGTATGCACAACAGCAAGCAAGGCAAGATGCTAAAGACGCCGCGGCTGCTGCTAATGACCCTTTTGCTAAATTTCTAGGTGCTCTTGGAGGAGCAGCTACACACTTTATTAAACCACATTAAACCACCAGGACTATAAGAGGAAATAAACTATGCCATTACAATTACCAGCAATTCAACAATACCAGCGAAAACCTGATTTTTTAGAAGACCTTCTTAAAGGTGCTAAAATTGGGAGCCAACTTGCGGGCATGCCTGAACATATTAGACAGCAAAGAGCTGCCTCAGCATTACAGCTACAATTACAAAAAGCTCAGACATCAAAAGCTGAGGCTGAAGCTGCATCTACACCTGGAGATTTAGCAGCTGGCCGAGCATTAACGCAAGCGCAGACTAAAGATTTTTTAACTAAGTCTCAATTCACACCAGCTGCTAATTTAGCGATACAACAATCGGTACAAAACCAAAAAAACCAACAGGCTTATGCTTTAGCACAGGCAAAAGCAAAGTCTGACGACCCATTAGCAAGAGCTCGCATAATAAGACTAGATAAAGATATGGGGACGGTAAATGAAACCGCATCTGAAGCAGCTGAAGTTGGACTACCATTATTAAATCAAGCAGACGCAGCGTTGGCTAGTTTTAAAACTAGACCTGGCGCAGGACTAGTTGCTTGGGCAACACCAGAAGGCCAGCTACTAAAATCCAAAATAATGGCATTGAAATTACAAGTAATTAAAACTGTGCATATAGGAAGAATGACCCAGCTAGAGTTTAACAAGATCGGGGATATCGTGGGTAGTCTTAATTATGACCCTGAAGTTTTGAAGAAAATTTTTGGAGACTTGAGGGAAAAATTAAATACAGCCGTTAATAAACAACATTATTATAGTAGTTATGTCGCTAAAGGAGGTAGAAACCCAGATGAATTAGCTTCTAACTGGTTAAAGACTTTATCCGACAAAGAAGCGCCTCATGACTATAACAGCCCCGATTCTTCTATGAACCACACAATAAAATCTGCATCTGGGAAAACGTATACTAGAGCTGAAGTATTAAAAAGGATACAAGAGGGTTAATTATGGCGTTATCACTAGAAGAAGCGAAATCATTATTAGCACAGCTTGATCAGCAAGAAGGTTCTCAGAAACAACCTGATTCAGATCTAAGTTTGGATGAGGCTAAACAACTGTATGCTCAAATGCAGGAACTGGATAAGGCTCAAGCTCAACCTGCTGCTAAAAAATCTGAACATCCTGCTATGCATGTCCTAGGTTCACTTTTAGGAGTTAGGCCAGAAGCTAAGCTTATAAAATCTTTAGCGAATATAGGCGTATCTGCTGGTCAAACTATGGGTCAAGCTTTGGATAATATTGTCAATACTGTGGCAGGTACTCATCTTAAATCACCACAGGTAGCAACTCCCGGGATTAGCAAAGGAATTGGTGAGTTTCTTGGAATTGGTACAACTATGGCAGTCCCGGGCTCAGTTGCTGGCGCAGCTCTTAGAGGGCTTGAGGCTGCCCCTGAAATAGCGGCAGGGATACAAAGATTACGAGCTATTCCCGGTGTTGCAAAATTATTACCAGCTGCCGGGAGGGTTGCTGGAACTGCAGGGTTTGGCGCTACACAGGCTGCAGAAGGACATAGGCAAAGAGCGGCATTATATGGCGCTGGTCTTGGCGTGGGAGCTGAAGCATTAGCGCCAGCTGCAAAACTTGGAGCAGCTAAATTACTATCTCCAGCTTTAAAACAAAACATTCAGAAACAAACCAATCGTTTTCTTGACAAAATACGGGGCAGTAGTTCAGCTGAAACAGTTAATGAAGATTTATATAATATCACTAAGCAGCATCACGAAGAATTGGAAGGTAACAAAGAAGGGCTTACGAAAGAAAACGCTAAGTACGTATTACCTGAAAATAGTATAGCTGCAGAATTTAATAGATTAGGAGATATTAACAAAGAAATCGGACTTCCATATAAGAAAAAATCATATGAAGATGCAATTGAAGAAGAAATAAAAAGACATACTAAATTGACCGAAGGGTTGCAAGATCCAGTATTGCAAACACAGCGTGAAAGCAATTTGAAACGCATAGAAAAATGGAAAGAGTCACCGTTAAGGAATTTCGATGATGCATCAAATCTTCATAAAGATTTAAACAAAATATGGGCTGAAGATCCTAAAAACACTGATCTTAGGCATTCAATAACTAATATAAAAGAAGGTTTAAGAAAGACGTCACAAGATACAGCGGAGGGAAATCCTGTTTTAAAAGAAGCTTGGGAAAAAGCTAATAAAAGATTCAAAGAAGAAATAATCCCATTTAGGGAGACGTCTGCAGGGAAGGAAACCCATTTTTGGAATATACGTTCCACAGGTGGCAAAGATACGGACAGATATGTTTCTTCTTATATTAAACCAGGAGAAACAAAAGACCAGGCTACTTTAATTAAAGATATGTTCAAAACCTTACCAGACAAAGAATCTAAAGACTTGGCGGTATATGGCTATTTCCGAGGGACAGAAAACAATCCATTGGAATTTGTTAATAGATATGAGAAATTAGGGATTAATCAAAAGAAGTTAATGTTTGATAAACCTGATATGGAAGATTTAGAGCAATTAAGCAAGATAAAAAAAGCTCATCCGTCGCTATTTAAAGAAAAAGAGGGAGAGCTTAAGAAAATAGCTAGAGGAACTGGGGAAGTAGGAGCTTCTTTGGGGTTGGGAATGCTCGGGCATCCGATGCTTGCGGCTGTTCCTTTCGCTGCGCCGTTATTACAGCGCGGAGTAAGTAAGGCGGTATTGAGTAGCCCAGGTGCAAGGGAAGCAATTATGAGAACCCTGTCAGGTAGGCCGTCTGCCGCTAAAGCATCGCAATTACTTAGCATGTTGGGTCGAGGCACTAAAGGCACTATTCCGGCTTGGACTATTGAGCAAATGTTCGGTAGATCTAGTATTAATGAGGATAACAAATAATGGCAACACAATATAACTTAGCACCGGTTTTCCATATAGTTTTTAGAGATGCGCTTGGCGCTCCCGCTATAAATGGAACAGTTGAAACCTTCCAGGCTACTTCACATGTTACTCCAAAGGCTATTTATGAAGACAAAGCGGGAACAACCCCTTTTCCAAATCCTGTAAACCTAAACGCAGCGGGTGTTGTCGCTGATGCTACGGGAGCACCTAAACCAATCTATTGGGCAAGCGACGAGAATTATTATGTCGTTATTAGAAATGCAGCAGGTGCTATTATTCAAACAGTAGATAATTATCAAGCGCCAGTTAATGAAATCCCAACGCCTCAAGTCGATGAAGTTGATTTCAAAAACTATGTTTTAAATTCGCAGTTCACTTATTACACAAAAAGCAAATGGGACGCGACGGAATTAACCGCAGCAACTGAGGTTGATTTAGGTAATAATTTATGGAAGTTCATACGCGACAACACAAATACTACTACCATCCTTGAATTTAACACTTTTATATTGGGTCAATTAGATGTACCCAATACGCCAAAAAATTACATTGAAGTAGATTGTACAGCAGTTGGCGGAGGCGGAGAAACTATAAAAGATTTACGCCAAAACATTGGTGGTGTTGAGGCTTTAAATGGAGAAAATATAAGCTTTGCATTGTTTGGAAAAGCGCAAGCCATTAATCCAGCTGGATTTAATGTTGAGATAATAGCACGTCAATATTTTGGTTCTTCTTTAGCAGCCAGCGCAGTTGTAGAAACAGTCTTGGATACGTTTACCCTAACTACTGACTGGGTTAAATACGAATTTGAAGGGAAAACCATAGCTTCCATTGCTGGTAAAGTACTAGACAATACTGCTAATTATGTACAGTTAATTATCAGATTGCCTAGAAATGAAATATCTTTAGTTTCTCTTTGTAATATTCAGTTAAACAAAGGCGATGTTCTTTTAGAATATGATTATAAAGGAGAGAATTACGATAGAATCGATATTAACTCGATTCAGTTACCAGATATTCCATTAGAATCGCCAAACTACGGTTACAGGTCATTAGAAATTAACGGTGATCGTATCATTGTGGTTCGCGGAGGTGTTGTGCCTGTGGGGCTTACTGGCGAATGGTTTAAAGAGACGCCTCCTGACGGTTGGCTACTTGTCGAAGGGCAAGCTTTATTTCGTTTTCAATACCCGGCTTTATATGATTATTTAGAAAATCATTTCGGGGTACCAATATATGGAACGACAGCAACAGTTTTAACAGACACTATAACCGTAACTAATAACTCAAATGGAGATGTAACGGATGCGGTAGACGTTAGTACAGGATTTACAATCGTTGTAACTCAGCAAGGTACAGCAGGATTACCAGAAATATTTACATGCCAGTGTTTAGCAGCATCTACTTTATCAGGTGGAGAATATTTTACGTTCTCTACAGCAGGGACTGGCGCTGTAACTGTAGATGTAGTTTATTTTATAAATAACTCAGGCATTTTGCCAACCACTGGGAATGAGCAAGTTATTGTCTATCTTAATTCTTACGATGACAATTCAATAGTGGCAAGTAAAACACAATTAGTTATTAATGATTTATATTTTAAAATGCCTAACTTGAAAGGTTTATTTTCGCGATGTTGGGCAAATGGGTCAGGGGAAGACCCGGATAGAGCGTCACGTACTGATAGAGGAGACGGAACTACCGGCGATCATGTGGGTACGCTCCAAAGTCATCAATTGTACTCGCATAACCACTCAACTGTCACGTATGGCGGCTTGGTTCCTGCTCTTCTTTCTGGCGCAGACCCTGCTTGGTATAGTACAGCTGGGACGGTTACTGGGAGCACGGGTGGCAATGAAACCAGACCACGTAATATGTATGTGGCTAAAGTAATGAAATATTAAGAGGTAAAGAAATGACAGTAGGTAAATTAGACATAAACACAAGAAATAACGACATAGGCCTTTATTTTGGGAAAAGTCGACGTGTCGTTGTTGACACAAATTTTGGGGAAATGGCGAGCTGGATTAAGGCTGGCACGGCAGGCAATGTAATATGGAAAAACACCATAACAGGTGAAACTAACTTATGGAATTTAGAGGCTGGAGAAACCTTCCCATGTTGTTGCGATATTATTTTATCGACCGCAACGATCGATGGGACACCAGAGACAACTACATCTACGGGCATGATGTGGGCAAGCACTCCATCAACTGTTGCAACAAATGAATAATAGGTGAGCAAATGAGAACACCATTAAAATATTATTATATGATGACTAGGCATCAACAACACGTGTATCAAGTTATTTTTAGAATAACCGCGGTTGGAGATGATCGAATAACGGCGGACGGGAATACTAGAATAACTGCCAATTCTGATTATTAGAGGACAAAAATATGGCTAACGTAAAAATTAATGATTTAGCTGCAGCTGGTGCTGTTGGCGATACGATGCAATTAGAAACTGATATTGGCGGGGCAACCGCTAATAAGATTACTATTGCTCAGATTAAAACCGCATTTAATGGCGTCTATGTGCGCAAAGATGGGACAGAAGCGTTAACCGCTGATTGGGACGCAGGCAGCTTTAAAATTACAGCTGAACAGCTGGAAAGTGATATAGCTATAGGGACTGCTCCTTTTATTGTCACAAGCACAACTGTTGTTACTAACTTAAATGCTGACACTGTTGATGGATATAATTTAGATCAGGCAGTTTTGACTACTTCTAGTCCTACTTTTGTAGGGCTAACAGCAAGTGGATTAACTGTTGTAAATGGAATAGTCCAAACTGATGGGTCTGGTGTATTTTCAACTTCAGTAACCTTGGCAGATGGTACGTTAGCTACGACTCAATTACCTCTTGATAATTCCACTAAACTTGCAACAACGGCGTACGTAGATACTGCCGTAACCGTAGAAAATCTTTGGGATAGAACCGTAACGACATTAAGTCCGTACAATGCCGGTGATGATGTGAGCATTGGTACCGGTGGTTTGAAAGATAATGACGCAACAACAGCTATTCCTTTTGCTGATGGCGCTAATACTTCTTTAAATACTTCCATAAATAGTGTTATAGGCGGAATAAATGAAGCAGCTACAGCCACTGGAACTCAAGCGAATATTCTAGGAACTCCAACTTACACAGATATGCAAGATTTTATCGACCTTTCCCAGTCAGCCGGCATATGGTCAGGAGGAGCAATAACAGATGGTGGTAGTGGTACTATAAATGTAGCAGCTTTTACAGGATTGATAAAAACATCAAACTCAGATATTGGAGCAGATGTATTTTTCGATCATGCAGGAACAACAGGGCTAACGCTAACTGACAATAATACAAACTGGATTTATGTTGATTATAACAGCGGTACACCAATTATTGCAGCTAATACCTCATTATCAGCCATAAACCTAAACACTCAAATTGTTATGGGTAAGGTATATAGGGTCGGTACTACTGTATATATTTTAAATACTGGCCAATATTTAGCTTCATATCAAGCTAGGGATTGTCTAAAACAATTTGAAGTATACGGTTTTCAAAGAGCATCGGGAGAAATAGCGGGAGAAACTGGAGTTAGGTATTTAACCGTTACTGCTGGGGTTGATTATTGCGCACATAATAGAATAACCACACCAGCAATTAACACTAGCGTTGCTGATACTTATAGCGTTTGGAATAGTGCAGCATCTACTACAGCAGATGCGACAGGTGTAACACAAATTGATAATCTTAATTACTGGAATGGTTCAATTGTTACGGCAATGACAACAGGTAGATATGGAACAAGATTTTTCTATCGTGCAGATGACGGTTCAATTCATATGCAATATGGAACATCAAACGCAACTAGCATAGCCAATGCACTTGATGAGCCAGTACCGATAACACCTACGTTTTTAAGGGATTTTTCGATATATATTGGGCGTGCGGTAATTCAAAAAAACGCTACGAATGTTAGCGAATTTACAAGCCCATTTACTACTTCCGAGCAAGGAGCAATAATTACTAATCATCATGACTTATCCGGACTAGCTGACGGAGATGACCACCCGATGTATGCTTTTTTAGCTGGTAGATCAGGCGGGCAAACTTTAATCGGCGGTACGACATCTAGTGATAACTTAACGCTACAGTCAACATCTGATAGCACAAAAGGTTATATTATTGCAGCTGATGACGTGGAGATGTTGAACTCCATAAACGATACCTCACCTTCTCGCACATATTTCGATAAAAACAGGGCTGGAGCGATTGTTCAATTTGGCGACAATGTCGGTGAAATTGTCTTCAGAGGATATGACGGGGCTAATTACATACGGTGTGCGTCAATTGTAGCAACTATCAGCGGGACACCTGGCACAAACGATATGCCCGGAGGTCTAGGTGTTTATACTACTGCGGACGGAGCATCCACAGGTACTCTAAGAGTAAAAATTGATGATACAGGCCTTTTTAACTTTTATACTCATAACCTACAAAGCTCTTATGTACCTATAACGGGTAATGACTTAACAAATAAAACGTATGTCGATGCTCAAGTAGGTGGGAAGGATGAATTTAAAGAGTTAATAGATGTAAGTGGCGCTTATACAACAGCATACGCTATGTACGCTGTTAATGGTTCAAAAGATGGTTTGCAGGAGTCTACTACATTGTTAACTGAGCCTGCTTCTAATCAATTTAAGATTGCGCGCGGAACATCTGAATTATTGATTACTGCTAGCTCTACGATTGATCAAAATTTACAAACAAGCGCATCTCCTACCTTTAATGGTTTGACATTATCATCATTAAACGTAGCAAATGGTATTGTACAAAGTGACGGTTCCGGCGTTCTGTCAGCGAGTGTTTTGTTACCAGATGGAACGGGTGTTGCTGGGACAGGTTCTTTTAGTTGGAATATTGGAACAACACTACAAAGACCAGGTACGCCAGCTAATGGGATGGTTAGATATAACTCCGACCTAACGAAAAATGAATTTTATGAAAATGGAGCTTGGCATACATATTTAACTACTGCTGGTGATGATCTTTGGGATAGAGTTACCGGCACACCAAATTATTTAGAACCAGTAACTAACGGAGATTCTATTAATTGCACTACCGGAGCTTTTATACATAAGACCGGTAGTGCATCTAATCTTGAGATCATAAACTATGATTCTTCACGAATAGATTTTTCTGGTAACGTATCAGGAACTCAAAGTACTCTATGTTATATTGACGGTTCAGTAAGTGGTTCAGACTATACAACAAAACATGTCCATGCAGTAAAAGAAGTGCTGTTCCAGAATAATAACGCTGGTAGCAGTATGTCTCTTTATCAAAAGGGAACTGATGCTAATTTCCATCGATTTTTAACATCCGACGGAAACGATGATACTTTAAAAATAACTGCTGATTTAGCAAGTGCAAATTGTATTCCAATAGTATCTAGAAAATCTCGCGCAGTTGGAGCAATGACGATTGTCCAAAACGGGGATAGCTTATTAGAAATAATAGCCGAAGGAGCAGACGGAACAAATTATATCGAGGGTGCTAAAATTGTAGCTTCTGTTTCGGGCACTCCTGGTACAAATGATATGCCGGGTAAACTAGATTTTCTAGTTACCCCCGATGGGTCAGCTACCCCAAGTTCTCAATTTTGGGTATTAGGAACTGGTGCTAATGCAAATTTAGTAACTTCTACCAATATAACTGTAACAGATACCCTAACCTCTGTTAACGCTAACATAACTGATACATTAGGCACGGTGACAGTTAATACTACTGGCACACATACTTATATTGGCACAAGTAAAATAGCGCATAGCTCAACTGGTTCTGATGACTTTGTTATTGAAAACGAAACTACCTCTGGGTCAGATATATATATAACAAATAAAGATCAGGGGAAATCTATAATTATATCTGCCCGAGATGATGGTGGAGTAATTGAGGAATTAGTAAAAATAGATGGCTCCCTTACCACTACTTATTTATCTTCCGTGTATGACGGTACAGCTGCTGGACATGAAATATATTTTAGAAGAAAATTCGGAACTCAACCCGTATCTCAAGGATACGGTTTAGGTGGAATGCGATTTACTGGATGGGATGGGGCGAATTATATAGAAAGTGCAATAATTGTTTGTTGGGCAACTTCCACTTTTAGCGTTGGGAATACACCTACTAGACTGGATTTTTACACAACCCCAACTTCGTCTTCGACACCGGTTTTACGATGCTATATTGATCAAAATGGAGACTTCCAGTTGCATGACAACCATATATATACTGAAGCCGTACCGACTAACATATATGACTTATGTAACAAATCTTATGTTGATTCTCACGTAACAACGCAGTTAGCTTTGCAAGATACTTTAATTGAACTTGCGGATACTTCAAGTTCTTATACAACTTCATATGCGTTGTGGCGTTCAAATTCAACTCCTGATGGTTTTGAAGAAACAATTACGACATTAGAAGAGCCGGCAGCCAATCAATTTAAAATATCTAATGGTACGACTTCTTTTATAGTAAGCGCAGATTGCACAATTAACCAAGATGTAGGGACAACATCAACTCCAACATTTTCAGCAACTACTATTACTAACAACCTAACCATTACAAGTGGAAAGATTATTAATAATGGCCTCACAACTGACGAAAGTTCGGAATCTGTTGACGACGATGCATACATAGATATAGCTCAAGGCAAAACCGGATTTGGTTTTGTTCAAGCTGGAAATAACGAAGAATGGGCATACTTTGCGTTCACAGTAGGCGGGGATGTCACATTAATTTTTAATAGTTCAAATGTAATTGCTACAGATACTGATGCCAATCTGTGCATATTTGATAATGGTACTAATGTTCGCATTAGAAATAGACTAGGGGCATCAAAAATAGTAAGATACGAAGTTAAATACTCGTAATAGGAGAAAAAACATGACAATTAAATTAGATAACAATGGGTTGGTAATTGATTCCTCACAATTACATACAGTAAATGGTATTGTAACAACTAATGCGGCAGGAGAACTTATATCTTCTATCGACCTCATCAATGGCACTACGGCCACGACACAATCCGCATCAGATAATAGTACCAAAGTATCTACTACGGCTTATGTTGATGCGGCTGTTGGTGGTGAAAACTTATGGGATAGAACGACAGGAACGCCTAATTATTTATTACCTCATACTGCTGCTGACGACCTCGGCGCAACTGCGGCAAAAATAACAAAAGGTTGGCTCGTGGATATTGAATCAACTAATATGCCTACTGTTAGCGGAACTAGCATTAATGCTAATGCTGTATTAGATTTAACTTCTGATGAAGTTACTCAGTTAGCAACTATCGGTACTTCTACTATATCATCCGATCAATGGGGTTATCTTGGTGGAACTAATCAGGGCGTGGCTTCGACGGATACTGTTACTTTTGCTAACGTAACAGCTACTACAAATTTGACAATTACGAATGGTGTATTTACAAATAATAGCTTAATTGGTGCTAGTAGTTCTGAATCAGTAGATGACTTAGGAACAATTGATTTAGCAGCTGGTGTTGCAGGTTACGGTACAGTTCAAGCCGGAGATGATGAAGAATGGGCGACATTCTCATTTACAAGCGCAGGTGTAGTTACATTACGTCTTAATACTGCTAATGTAGTGACAGCTGATACAGACGGTAAACTTTGTATTGTTGATGCTGGTACAAATGTACAGATAATAAATCAACTTGGAGTTACTAAAACGATAAGATATACGGTCTATTATTCGTAAAATATCGTCATGATAAATTATACATAGGGGCACATTGTCCCTATGTATAAAAGATAGAAAAATAGGGGGTTTATATGACTATAAAATTAGACAATAACGGCATTACATTAGACTCAAGTCAGCTACAAGTAGTGAACGGTATTGTAAAAGCTGATGCTGTAGGAGCATTAACAGCAGCCACGGCCTTACCTGACGGGACAACAGCTACAACACAAACGCCGGGAGATTCTACTACGAAAATTGCTACTACAGCATACGTTGATACTACAATTCCTGGATTACCCGGTGTTCTTGTTTTAAATCGAGATGTAACTCAAAACACAGTCGGCGATACAGCAGTAGAAACTAATATCTATTCTTATACTGTAGCAGGTGGGAAATTAGGAATTAGTAATCGATTGAGATTGCAATTAAACGGCACATCAAATAATCAGTCGGGATCTAGTAAAGAATTAGTTTTCCGCGTAAAATACGGCGCTACTACTTTAACATTGGGAACTTGGACGGCTGTTAATGCTCAAATTGATCATTGGGGAATAGATGTATATTTAACTGCAAAAAATGCAACAAATGCTCAGTCATTATTTACTAATATATTTATATGTAGAAATGATGGAGATTTTGGGAACGGTTCTAATTCAACAAAAGGAAATTTCGCAGTTGCTGAAGATTCTACAGCAAATAAAGATCTTGTTGTTTCGGCGGATTGGAGTGCAGCGCCGGGTGTTAATCCATCAATTACGATGGAAACTGCATTTTTAGAATTATTAGCATAAAATAAATGGGGCTTAATATGACAAATTTTGACAAAATAATAGATAAAATTATAGAAATTGAAGGTGGTTATGTTAATGACCCAGACGATCCCGGCGGAGAAACCAAATACGGCATAAGCAAGCGCTCGTATCCAAAGGTAAATATCAAGAAGCTTACTAAAGAAAAGGCCGCGGCCATATATAAAAAAGATTGGTGGGACAAACTGGGATTAGACGATTTCGATTATGTTTTAGCTGCTAAAATATTAAATCATACTATACATATAGGTATCCAACCCGGGATTAAATGTCTACAGCGCGCACTTAATTGTGCTTCGTTAGAAGATAGCCCGCTTGTGGAAGATGGTATTTTAGGTAGTAAAACAAAAGATGTATATTTTGAGCTTAATGCATATACTGATGACACACCAATTTTAACTTCATATGCATCAGAACTTGCGTGCTATTATCGTTTTTTAAATAAACCAAAATATATCAAAGGATGGTTGAAGCGCGCTTATGATTGGTCTAAGTGATGGGCTTTCTTTCTAAAATATTCGGCTCAAGCATTGCTGACCCTATAAACGCAATTGGCAATGTTATTGATAAATGTTTTACATCTGATGACGAGCGACTACAAGCTCAAGTTGTTTTAGAAAAACTACGTCAACATCCACAAGAATTACAAGTAGAATTGAATAAGCTAGAGGCTCAACATAGATCTATTTTTGTTTCTGGATGGCGTCCTTTCATCGGTTGGACGTGCGGCATATGTCTAGCTTGTTTTTTCATTCCCCAATTTATTCTCGCTGCTTTCATCTGGGTAAAGTTATGTTTAGCTAAAAACGCACTACTTCCGTATCCGATAGACGGCAGACAACTCTTTGATATTGTTATATCTTTGCTGGGATTAGGAGCACTTAGGACGGCAGAGAAATTTGGGAATAAAACAAAATGAGCGAATTAAATTTACTCGAAAAACAATTAGATAAGATTCAAGACTTAGTTATGAAGGTTAATATATCTAATGTTAAGCAAAATACAGAGTTAAAAAATATCAAGCAGGCAGTTATAGGTAGCGCTCAAAGAGTGGATTTCATAGAAGAGATTTTAAACGACTTCAAGCTTTCATTTACTGATAGAATACATGAAGCAGAGGATAAAATATACGATCTAGAAAAGTATAAAAACGATCAAGAGTTGTTATACAAAGAAAAACAGAAAGAACAAAAGTTACTTTATTTAAGACTGAGACTTACAATATATACAGCTATAGTTATGGCTGTTGTTGCGCCTCTCATAGAGATATTTGAGCTTAGGAAATTCATACATTAAAAATTGACGCCTTACCGGCTATTTTGCTGTTATATATTATCTTTCTTGAAAACATATAAGAGTTCTTTTAAGAGTTCTTTACAAGAGTTCTTTTCTCTCTTATATATAGTATATAACTTTTTTCTTTCTTGTCAAGTACTTTTAACAAAAAAATATTAA